ATCTTGTTGGTGAACACCGTTATCTGTGCCGCTGAAAGAGCACCAGTTGTCGGGTCTACCTTGATAGGCGAGTTCACATACGGGAGAAGGACTGTGCGGACAAGTCTGCGTGACTTGTTTATTACACGGTTTCTCGAGATGGTACGGTAGTCATCCTTGGAGCATGATTGATCGCCAGAGAAGTATACTTTGCCGGGAAGACCGGTATACTTGCAGAGGAACACATAGCCAAGGTCATCGAGGTGGTCAAGCTGGGTGCTTGTCAATGACGAATAGCGCGTGGTGTTCGTGTATGCGTCACCGGTCTTGGTCACGTCGCCGAAGCCGAACTCGATGTCGGGGAAGTATGCCTGCATCTCGTGGTTCATGACGTAGCCGATGCTTTCAGCCACATTGGACGATGCCAACACGCCGAGCGCTGCGCCGACAGTGCCGATGGGGGTAGCCGAGTCAAGCGCAAGGTGCATAGCCCGTACATCTGTGTCGATGCCCTGAGAGAGCAGCACCGATACATAGCGGCAGTCCATAACGCAGCTCGGTATCTTGCTGAACACCACCTTGTCGTCCGTGCCGTCAGCCTTCTTTATTTTCGCCGTGTTAGCGCAGAGAAGGATGTGAGCAGGGGCAAAGTACTCGTTGGCAAGCGTCTTGGCCACAAGCTGAAGGTCTTGAACGATGTCTACAGCGTAAGACTCTGCGTCCTTGTCGGTCTCGCGCCAGAGGTTCTGCTCCGTCCATACGCCGAACTGGCTGATTTCTCCGTCAGCTTCCTTCTGCATATTGACGATTGCGTTCCAGTCATTCTTGCAGTCAGCGAAAGCAACGAACAAGCGTCCCGAACCTCCGTTGATCTGGAAGAAATGCTCAATATGATAATATGGGATTCCAAGCATGAAATCCTGGCTAACACCCGAAGAGTCTGTCTCCCCAGTGTATGCCGTTATGCCAGCCGCCTTAACCTCGTCAAGGTTGTTGAACTCTACAACAGTGTCCTTGAACTTGTCTGCCAGCGTGGCTCCGACACCTTCCGTCCAAATCTTGTTCTGCCCGGAAATGTCAAAAAGAAGACCGCAAACTTTCTCGGCCAGGTTGGTACTTTCCGTACCGATGTTGCCGTTGGAGTCGGTCATGCGTACACCGCCTAATGCCATTGCTCAAATACTTTTTGGTTTTACTTCTTGTAGTAGGGGTTGGAATACAGTTTCGCTCCCATCCGCAGGTTTTCAGGCGTACCGGGAACAAACACGCCGCCTATGCGGTCAACATATATAGTTTCGTGCTGGGGAAATTCAGCAACTATAGCCTTCACTTCGTCGGTTATCTCCGCAGTCTCAGTCTTTCCAGTGTCTCCGGTATCCGTAGTTCCTGCGGCAGGTGTCTGCTCGTCGTCCTGCGACTGAACGTCCACGGTTGATTTTACTCGCTGTGCCATTATTGGTTCTAATTAGAAGGAAGGGGGCGGAGCTTCGTTTGTTTCTCCACTCCCTTCCCTTGGTTAATATCTTAGTTTCTTACGCAGCTATCTTGTACGGAGTCCAGACGATTATCTCACCCGGAAGGACGAGGTTCACGTCCATCTTGAGACGCATCTGGAAGAAGAACAGCTCAGAGTTCGCTTGCAAGCGTTCTACCTTGATTGACTCCTGATCGGTAGCGTAGTCAACGCCCATCCAGAGGCAGGAGTTCTCATCAGAGGTGAACTTGCCAAGGAAGATAGTGCTGTCGGGGATGCCGTTGATGACAACGATGCGCTTGCCCTTGAAGCGGTACTTGTTGACATCGGGATTCTCGACATACTTTACATCCTTGCTGGTCAGGTACTGGTCGTAGAGATCCCACAGATCCCAGCCCATGACGAACTTGAGTGCGCTGTGTTTGCGAATCTGCTTCGGACACTTGCGCCACATAGCGTAGAGAGCGTCCTCGACACCCTTGCCTGTGGTGATTTCCGCGTTGCCGGCCAAAAGAACCTTGCCTGAAGCAAGCTCGTTGGCATCAGCCCCAGTTGACTTGCCCTGCTCGGCGAGGTTGAGGATTGCACGCATCAGTGCGCCGTTAAAGTACTTCATCGGGCCGGCAGCAGAGTCGCCGCCAAGCACAACCGCGTCAGTGATGGTTGTCGGGCCAGTCACCTTAGAGGTGTCCTTGCCGCCGAGACGCGCACCCCAAATTGAGTCGTTGATGTACTGGTCTTTCTTGTCGAGGAGGAGGCGCAGCATCTTTGCCTGAACTCTGGGGTCAAGGTCACGGAACACTAGCGGTCCTTCGGGCTGGAAAGGACGCCAATACTGCTCAAAGTCGCGAGGGTTGAACTCCAGATAAATCATGAAGTCCTCGGGAACGAGGTAACGCTCGGAGATGGTGTACTGGTTGAAAGTCGCGTCGCTTTCAGTCTGTCCGCCGTGAGTGGAATTAGGGGTCGGCACATTGTCCTGAACAATCTTGCCCAAGTTGATGTGCGGAAGAACAAATTTCTTTTGGATGCCGGTACGGATATGTATCAGGCCTTCCTTGAAAGTGTCATTCTCCTCGACTGTATATCGAAGCAGGTCTTCAAGGACTTCACCAGAATAAGTATTGCCGGCGTAATTTATAGCAGCCATTGATTAGTGTGTGTTTGCAAATTTACGAAGTTCAAAATTCTCGCCGAGGACTTCCTTGACCTTCTCGTCCATGAGCTTTTCAGCTGTCTTGGTCGCATTGGCTATGGCGTCGTCAACGTTCTGCTTGTCATTGGCAATCTCGTCAGTAATCACCTCGCGAGCTGGGATTGAAGCCAGCGTAGCCTTGACGGTCTCGAAATGAACTTCAGCCATGGCGAGCCAGTCGTTCTTGGATTCTGCCGGAATCTTGTTCGCGTCTATTGCGGACTGTACCAACGCCTCGCGCTCTGCAACTTTGGCTGCGGCTTCAGCGTCCTGGTATTCTTTCAGTTTTGCTTCTGTTTCGGCCAGCTTAGTCTGAAGGTTTGCAACTTCAGCCTCCTTGCCCTTGTACTTGATGTTCAGAGCCTCGAACTGGGACTTCATGTCCTTAAGTTCGCTCTGCGCAGACATCAGTTCACCGATGCGAGAAGTAACGGTTGCAGCCGGTGTGTCCTTAGGCAGTCCAAGTTGAGCGAAAAGAGCATCGAAAAGAGTGTTTTCTTGTTCCATTACCTTTTTTGCTTGGGTTTCAGCTATTTTGTTTTGATGAAGAATAGCAAGGGTTTTGCTGATTAGTTTATTCTCATCAACCGCAGCTCCCATGATTTCTCGCAGGGATTCCGCACTTGCTATGCCGTCAATTTTCTCACGGATGCTGTCACTGACCTGTTTCGGGGTCTTGATGACGTTCTTTGCCGGGATTATTCCAGCCTTCACGACTTCCTTGGCGCTCATGTATGTGCCGTCAGCATCGCCTTCTCCGTCCATGATTTCCTTCACCTGCTCCTTGGTCAAGCCAAAACGCTTCCGGTAAATTGTTTCCAGCTGCGCCCTGAAGGCTTCAATCATGTTCTTGATATTGATGTCGTCCGGGTCGTCGCAGTAGCAGAACGGATTATGTATCATCAGGATTGAATAGTCGTGCATATACAGCTTATCACAGGCTGCCCATATTACGCTGCCCATGGATGCCGCGATGCCCTCGATGACACCATGCACTTCGATGGGGCAGGACTGGATGACAGAGAAAGCTGCCATGCCGGCTATTACCGAGCCGCCTTCAGAATTGATCATCACGACAATCTTAGACGGCTTGACGTAATCCTGCAACCAGAGAAACTCATCGTTGAATCGCTCAACCGTGTCTGGGCATACAGGACCGAAGAAGCGTATCACAGCAGGCTTGTCCTGCTTCGCTTCCCCGACTACATATTTCAGTTTGTCTTTATCCATTGTTTGTGTTTTGTAGAATAATAGAATCGCATGACACGCAGGTTGTTAACCTACAGGCTTTTCGATTCCAGCAGCGGAGTCGAGGTCGCCGTCCAAGTGGTTCTCGTGATTGTTCGGGTTTGCTTCCGGTATCTGGTCTGAATGGTTCGTAAACGGCGGTGCGACAAAATAGGCATCGACATAGTCCTTGTAATAATACGAACTGTAATCCCTAAACCAGACCTCGTAAGTTATCCAGTATTGCTGCAACGCATCGCTGAAGGACTCCGGCTGGTCCCAATAGGTGAACTGGAAGCGTTCTGTCAGAGCCGAGAACTTGCTTTTGTTCTCATTGATGGCGTTGTTTATGAGCTGGAACACTTCCACGCCTTCAGTCTGGTACTCGTCGTCTCCGTTGTTCAGACGGTTGAGCACATACTGGATGCGGCACTCCGCCCGGAACTCCCCGATGCGAGATGTAGCCACAAGCCCTCGCACGTTAATGAAGTGGATGAACACAGCAGGAAATGCGATGTTGCCGTATTCTTCGTTGGAAGGGCTGCTCTTTATACGGCCCAACTGACCCATGTTCCACTTCACTGTCTTGAAATACTTTTCCCCTTCAGGGTTGTCGGAATCTTTGGGGATGCTCTTGATAATTGCTTCCACGGCCCGGTAAATATCCACCATAGGATTGCCGGGAAATGGTATAGCCTCGCTTGACGAAGGCGTATCGTCCGCGTAAACGCTTATGTCTTCGGGTTTTGCAGCCGGCTGTCTGTTTTTCTTATGTGTTAGCATTGGGGAATCCTCTAAATATTTTCTTTTGGAGAGCCAACAACCTTTCAAACAGAACTGTCGAATCTCCGATGAATTGACGCTGTTCTATGTTTGCCGCTGCGCCACTTGCACCCGAACCTCTGCCTCCTTCGTTATGTATGGCGGCATAGCAGAAACCAGGGTGACGCGCAGCTCCATTGAAAGCACTGGGGTTGGTGAAAATCTTGACGCTCCTGATACCTGTGCCTTTTTGAAGCTGGTAGGTGATGGAGTTTTGCAGTGTACCTGTCTCACGAAGCAGCGGATGCTTGGCTTTGTCGTTCTTTCGGGCTGGCCACCAGCTGCCGCCTCTTGTATTGAACTTCTTCAGGTCAAACGACTTTTTGAACACCTCTACGCCGGCCAAACCGGCTGCTGTCTCGAAGTTATATACATTCACCTCGAGACGATGCCGCAGCTTCTGCCATTGAGCCGCCATGCGCTTGGGCGTTATGCGAATCACGCCTCCTCCGTTAGCCATTGAAGTATTTGTTTTTGATTTTTAGGGATATGGCTTTTAACCGGTCGATATGTGCCTTGTCAATCTGGAAATATGGGTGTTCGTCAGAGAATATGCGGCCTCCCAGTGCTACGCTTTCCTTGAATGTGCGGTCGAACCATTCAGGCATTGTCGGTTCTTTCATGGCAGATACTTTGCTGGCAGATGCTGCATCCGTATCTTCGACAAGGTAGCATCGGCAAGCGTGTTCTATAGGCGGAATAAGCCATGCCGGGAATGAAGATTTTGGCGCAGTGTAGCCTTCGTACTGCAAATGCCATGGGCGGACTCGCTCATCTCCCATGGTCATGTACATCAACATTGTGGAAGCTGAATGTTTGGCCAGTGCAGCGGCAACGATCATTGCATATTCTATGTCGAGGTTTTCCACCCTTGCATAGCGTTTGTTGTATTTGGCGCATATTGCCAGCAACGCTTCAAGGTATTCGTCTTCGTCCTCATACTCGCCGAAATCACCATCGCTGTCTTCCTCGTCGCCTTCATCATCGAAGTCCTCCAGGTCTGGCAGTTTACTTACCATCTGATATTCTTCGGCTGCTGCAAAGTCAACGATATTGTCAATAGCTGCAACCAGTATGTCTCGGCGGTTGCGTTCTGCTTCAGACAAGTCGTCTTTAGATCGAACCAGTTCCAGAGCTTCTTCCCAATCCATGCCGAAGCCCTTGACGGCATGGCGTATGCCGAACTCTGCTCTAAGGGCGACAAGTTCCTCGAAAGCCTCGTCTGGCTCCAACCCGTTGCGAACTCTCTCGATGAACTCCTCGAATACGGCAACTATGGCAAGGTACTCGTCCTGCTCCTTCTCCTTGTCAATTTGGGGCAACTTTCTTGCCTGGGTTCCGGAGAGCAAGGCGTTGCCTACCTTCTCTCCGCCAGAAAATTTGCGGTTTCTCCGCGATGTTTTCCGTAGCGGTGGAAATATTCTTCGTCGGTCATGCGGCGACGTCCATAGCTTTCTCCATCTTCTCCGCCGATGCCAGCGGCGCCGCCAATAGTGTCAAGCTGTTCTCCAACTATTACACCAAACTCCTTCTCAATCTCGTCAGGCTCGATGCGATAGTGCGTCAACAACATATTATACAGGGCAATCTGGTCTTTGTTAGACATCTCCAGTCTCCGGGAGTACTTGAACTTGCGGCCAGGCTTGAGAAAACCAGTAAGGACAAGGCGAGGTATAATCTCCTCATTCATGACATTCTCGATGTATTCTCGATAGACCTCGACGCGGTCACGGAAGATGTCCTGATGGGCGTTAGTAGCTCCTACATACGACTGCATAGCCCCAGCCATTGATTCCGAGCCGAGGATAAGGTTTGAGACCTCGTGATTCACCATTTCTATAAGCCCAGTAAAAATCTTCTCTGAGTTCGACATGGTGAAGGTCTTTATATCCAGCTCATCCTCCTTGCCTGTGACGACAATCTTGTTCTGTGCGGCGCTGGCAATCTCATGGACGAACCGCTGTCTGTCCTGATTGTCTTCGGATTCCATTTTGCCGTGGATAATCGGCTGGCCGTATGTGTGCGAGAAGTTGATGTAATTGGCTACTGTGAACTTCTTGGCCAGTATCGACGGGGTAGTAGCAGAGAAGAAGCCGAGCGTGCCTGTGTTAATAAGGATATAGTAGTTCTCGTACTGTGGGTCATCAAATGACCAGTTGGGTAGCCAAATGCCTTGTCGGCGCACAATTCGACGCTGGTCGGGCAGTATGTTGCGGCGTTCTATCAAGTTCACCTGCTTGAGCCTTCCTGTTCTGGAATCAATTTCAGGCAATATCTCTATGCCGGTAAAACCATACAGCTTGGCTTCCGCGATGCCTTTGATTATCTTGATGAACTGCGTGCCTTGTATCTTGTCTGTTTCCTCTACATCCTTCACGAACTTCCCTTTCTCGTTCTCCGTGGCAAGCATATACCGCTCTCCCAAAATCTGGGATTCCAAGGTTTCGAGTACAGATGCAAGGTGTGCATCTTGTTGTACGCACGCATCATAGAGGTCTATCAAGCGGCTGCGGTCATCGAGGATAGTTCCGTCCAGCACCTGATGCTGTATGGACTTGAACCTATTCCACCGCTCAATCTCCCTGACATATTCCTGAATAGTCTTCTTGCTGGTGCGGTAGAAGCACTCCAGCAAGTCGATGTTGAATTTCTCCTGTTCAGTCGGGCCTGTCGTCATTTCGTCTGTAGTTTTTACAGAAGAATAGATGACGGCTGAAAGGAGTGTTTGTGGTTGCTGGAATAAAGGTTAGATTGTGATACCCAATGCTCTGAAGGCATCGTTGAGGCTGCAATACTTTACACCGACAGCTTTGCAAGCATCGGGAATCTTAACCCTGCGCTTGCAGTTCGGGTCGGATGTCTCGTATGTAATCACAGTAAAGTTTTGCGAGAGAGCTTCTGCCACAAGCCAAGAATCTGCGACATTGACAAATTCATTCTTGGCTGATGGTGTGTATGTTGCGTTGGTTTGAGACCACTGTGAAATAGTTGACAGCGCAGTTAATGTCTTGTCGTCTTCTGGAATAAAGAACCCTTTAGCTAAATTCTTGCCAACCCATTCAGCCAAATCATCGTTGCCTTTGAGTATTTCCTCTTCAACCTTTTTAATTGAGTAAAAAATCCCATCGTTTGCCAGTCTTGATAACGTACTCCAAAAAGAAGGATATATGTCAAACGGCAGTTGAATCTTAGCTGTAATGAATATGTTTGTGTCGAGAAGATAGCGAATATGGCTCATGCAACAATCAAATTTTGTCAGTCATGAATTTTTCAAATGTGCGGCCATACAATCCAGTCAGCCTGTATGCTTCAGTATAAGACAGCTGTTCAGAGCGAACTGCACTATAAATGTATGCAGCAAACAGTTTGCCCACACGTTTTGCTGATGTGCGGTAAAAGTCGCCTCCAGAACTTTGTATTTTATTGTCTGTAAGCGAGGCTTTGTATCTCAAAAAGAAAGTGCGGTATTCCGCGTCTGTGATTAATCCAAGGTCATGGGTGCGCCGCGCTATAACAAGCCGGCTAACATTGAACAATTTCGCACAGCTATCTATGCTCGTCCAATTCTTGTTCAATAGAATCGCTGGCACGATAAATTCCGCAGCCACCTTGTCACAGTATGTTTCCACTCTGTCTTGGTAGTCTCCGTCGATGCCAGCGTATCCAGCGCTGACACCAACTAAAACGTGAGTGAGTTCGTGTGCCAATGTAAACATCTGCGCGGTCTTGCTGTCTCTATTGTTCACAAAAATCATAGGAGCATTTGTGTCGCTGACCAATGCAAAACCTCGGCACTCATCTACGCTTAATGGTCTGTGAGAATTGTTTCCGACTACCCCATTGGAAAACACACATATACCTGCGGACTCAATCTTCTCAACAAAGAAGCTAACTGCTTTATCCGGAGAACGAAACTGTAACATCCAGTCTATCTCCATTCCGAGATAGTTGCGGATGATTACAGCCATATCCTGTACGGGGACGCTGATGTCATACTTGCCAACGAAGGGACATTCATCCAATTCGTTTTCAGCGAGGTAATCGGACAGCCACTCTTGCTTGCCCTGAACGTCCAAAATAGTCTGGTACACATTCAGATCAAACTTCCCTTTTCCAGCTTTTCCTCTAAACATGGGAATGGGGGAAACTTCTTTGGGAGGTTCTGGTAGCAAAAGATATGCTATTGGCACATGAACAGATTTGGCGAATTGTTCAAGCTGTTTTATAGTGGGCTGCTTCTCACCGGAGACGTATGCAGCAAATTTTGGATGAGCCTCTAAGAACTCTCCAACAGTATGACCAGCACGTTCGATTGCCCATTCATACATCTTTGCTAATACTTCAATCCGATTTCTTTCCATTACGCTGCAAAGGTAATTATTTCTGTCTAAAGGCACAACTGTATGGTCTAAAATCTCAACCATGCCCAAATGCGGCTTTGAGAAGTAGTAAAACAAAATGTCAGAGTAATATGACAGGAATATTGTTACTATGCAAAATTTTTATTGTATTGATTTATAGATGATAAGCGTAAAATCTGAGGATATATCCACGATTTTTATTTGTGAGTACGAATTTATTGACTTACCTTTGTGCCGACAAATCAAGTTTCATTCAAAACCATACCAATATGGATAAAGGATTCAACTACTACAGAATCAAGACCACTTGGAAGGGCGAGGCGACTGACGGCTCGCTCTCCAAACGAAAGACCGAAGAGCTGGTGTACGCAAGTAGCTACACCGAGGCCGAGAAAGTTGCCCACGCGCTCATTGCCGGGCAGCAGCGTGACCAGTTCTCTGACAATTTCGACATCGAGATAGTCAAGACCAAAATCACGTCGTTGCTCTACAGCAATATCCTTGCCAAAGATGAAGAGCTTGTGGCAGGGCTTGTATGCGCCTATTTCGAGGAGAGCGAAGAATCCGGCGTAGGACTCTATGGTGTGAAGGTGATGTTCACCTCCATCAACGAGAAGAACGGCGAGGAGAAGCGTACACACGAGGTAATCTACACTCCAGCTACCTCCAACGCGGACGCAAGCGAGCGCATCAAGAAGCATCTCGGAGATTCGATTGACTTCGTAATCCGTGACGCGAAGTTCGACAAGGCAGAGTCAATTCTCTGGCCTGAAGATGTCTACAAACAAAAAGCAAGTTCAGACGCAGCCTGATGTCTGTAAATGTATCTGGGAGTCCAATAAACATCCAATGTGCCGAGCATGACTTCCCAGAGTTCCCCGAGCTGCTCTTCGGGAAAACTGATAAAGGCGTCACATACATAGACGCTTCTGCATATCTTCAAAATTCAGGACTTTCAATCAGCACCTTCCTTACTGATTACAAGGGAGCTATAGAGGCCATAGTCAAGTCGCACGGTCTCAACGAGGACAAGGTTTGCGTTCTCAATGCTGAAGGTCACATTTTAATTGATAGTAGCTTAGTCTACCTGTTCATCTCTTTCGTTAACCCTGATTTCCTGGCGTATATGTTTGACCGCATCGACGAGATGTTCTCTGTCGGCTTCACGGTTTCAGACACATACCTGCTGCAACAGGCTCGTCGCCGTCTGCCGGAGGAAATCCTGATTTCGTCAAGCAAGCATGAGAGATAAAGGGCGTATTGTGCTTGTGTTCAACAATATGCAACGCTTTATAGGCCTGTATCATTCAATGTTCGCGGCCGCCAAGGCTCTTGGCACTGCGCCGGCTTCAATACGAGCCGCCTGTACTGGTGAGTCTATCTCCTGCAAGGGTCTGTACTTCCGCGTGCTTGAGGACGACATCCAAATCGGTCGTGAAGACCTGGGTGTACTGACTTTGCCGGAATACGATGACTTGTGCGAGGTTGACCGCAGAATCTACCCGGACAGAAGAATGTCCCGCCAAGGATTGAAGTACAAGCCGAAGCCCAAACCGAAAACAAAACCAAGAACAAGAACCAATCAAACAACCCGTGTATGAAAGTCCAGATAGTAAACAACTCCAAGCATCCGCTCCCGCAATACGCGACCGAGCAGTCTGCCGGCATGGATCTCCGTGCCAACATCGATGAGCCTGTAACCCTTCAGCCTATGCAACGTGCGCTGATACCGACTGGCCTCCACATCCAACTCCCCTGCGGATACGAGGCGCTGGTTCACCCTCGCAGCGGCCTTGCCCTCAAGAATGGCGTGACCTGCGCGAACTGCGTGGGTGTCGTGGATGCCGACTACCGAGGCGACGTGGGCGTAATCCTCATAAACCTCGGCCAAGAACCGTTCACCGTAAATGACGGCGACAGAATCGCCCAACTGGTGATAAACAAGTATGAGACAGTGGAATGGGAGCCTGTCGCTGAACTCAACTCAACCGAGCGAGGCAATGGCGGCTTCGGACACTCCGGAATCAAGTAATCAAAATCAAACGAAGAATCCTGCCATGGATTTGAGGTCTGTGGCAGGATTCACTCCAATCAAAAGATATGACACAACAACAGAGCATACAACAGCTTGTCGATGCCATACACCGGTATAACGAGCTGTACAGACTGGGGAAGCCGGAGATTTCTGATGCCGGCTATGACAAGCTGGTGGATGACCTCCGAGCCATAGACCCCGAAAACGAATGGTTCTACAAGCCCGAACCTGTCACGGTGAAGGCAGGGAGAAAACTGAAGCTGCCTATCCCTATGAAGTCCTTGAACAAGGTGAAGGGCATAGCTGAACTGAAGCAGTGGATAAAGTCGCTTGCCCTGCCAGACAATGCGCGGCTCGTGATTACACCCAAATACGACGGTGTCTCGTGGCTGCGTGATGAAGTCTCGGGAATCACCTATTCGAGAGGCGGTTCTGAAAATGAAGGACAGGACTGCTCATCCCATTTCCTTGCAGGCGGATTCAAGCCCCTTCCTTCCAGCGACTCCAAACTTCCTGTACACTGCACATTCGGCGAGCTGGTATTCAGCGTGAATGGCTGGGAGGACAATTTCGCAGGTCGAGTCTCTCCGTCTTCAGGCGAAAAGTACAAGTCTCCGAGAAACACGGTCGCCGGTTTCATAAACCGTGACGAAGCCCCTGAAGAAATCCGTTTTGCAGAGTTCGTGCGCTACGGCGTTGACGAAAGCAGCCTCGGATACCGCTCCACATATACTGAAGTGCTGAAGGACATCTGTAACGTGTTCGGACAGCTTGCGTTGCTAAGAACTGTCCGGGTCAGCGAACTGTCCGAGAAGATGCTTGCTGAACTGTTTGCTGAATGGCGGCAGCTGTACTATATCGACGGTCTTGTCATCTATATGGACGACCTGATTCTGTGGGATATGGTAGGCCGCCACCAGACCTCTGGCAATCCACTCTACGCCATAGCGTACAAGCACCCTGATTTCACCGAGGCTTTTGCAACCACGGTAAAGGGCATAAGCTGGAAGGTCAGCAAGTCTGGCGCTTTGAAGCCAGTGGTGAACATCGAGGCTGTCGATACTGGGGATTGCAACATGGAGAATCCGACAGGGTACAACGCCGGCTGGGTTTCCAACGCGAACATCGCAAGTGGTGCAAAAATACTCGTGACACGGTCGGGTGGTGTAATTCCGAAAATCCTCGAGACGATCACTTCTGCACCACTAAGTTCCATTGAAGAACTGTGGGACAGTGTGGCTTTATGCCCAAATTGCGGTGCACCAACGATGTGGGACGACACCATGACGGAGCTTTATTGCGTCAACCCTGCTTGCTCTGGTGTAAAATTGGCCAAGATTGTCTTTTTCTACACCACCATAGGCTGCGAGAACATGGGCGAGGAAACCTTGGCCAAAATATTCGGCGCTGGCTACACTTCAGTTCGGGACATTCTCAACATCTCCCTTGAAGAGCTGGTGGCTATCGACGGCTTTGGTGACGGCATAGCCAACACCGTCATTGAGAACAACCGCCGCATCATGGAAGGTATCGACCTCGCCACGCTGATGCACGCCAGCGACTGCTTCAAAGGTATCGGACGCATAAAGGCGCAGAAGATCCTTGATGACATGACACCTGAGAAATTCGGCTCGTTCCTCACTGGGCGAGTTGACCTGCTGATGCCTCCTGAAGGCGAGTTAGAGAAGCTGAGCAAGACCATGCAATCGTTCCTCAAGGGCATAAAACCGTTCCGCCGTTTCCTGGACGACACCAAGATTCCGTTCAGATATATTGCGGCAGATGACAGAAGTGACGGAAAACTAAATGGCTGGTCGGTTTGTTTCTCCGGGGTGCGTGACAAGCGGCTGGAAGAGGAAATCACCAAGCATGGCGGCCGTGTCGTAAGCGGCGTGAGCAAGAACACCACCCACCTTGTTGTGAAGGACACTGAAGGAACATCGAGCAAGATTGAGAAGGCTCGTGAACTGGGTATTCCGATATTGACACTGGAAGACTTCGCAGCCCATCTCTGACAGGGAGCTTTCTTATAACCTCAACGGCATAGTATCTCAATTCTCAGTGCTATGCCGTTGAATAACAGAATGGTAACATTTAATAACACAATAAATCCATAAATTTCTGACGATAATATTTGTCGCTTCGGAAATTAAATCATAACTTTGCATCGTAATTAAATCAATAACGCATTATTATGGCAGCGAAGTACAGACTGACAACAAGCGATTATCTCCCGTACACAGAGTACGAGAAGCTGCTTGACGGTCTACATAAGGACAAGAAATATTTCTGGGAACTCTATGCCCGGCTCGGATTCTGTACCGCCTGCCGTGCATCAGACATCCTTGCTCTGCGCTGGGGGCAAATCCTCAACGTACCGAGGGTCTGCATCAAGGAGAAGAAGACAGGCAAGGCTCGTATCATCAGCTTCAACGAGTCTGTCCGGAAAAAGATTGCGGGTCTCTACAAACTGCTCAACTCTCCCGACCTCGATGCCCCTGTATTTTGCAGCAGCATGACCGGCGAGCCTATCACCATACAGCAGGTCAACCGGACGCTCAAGCTCTTCAAGTACAGATACCAGCTGAAGATAAACCATTTCTCCACGCACTCGTTCAGAAAGACTTTCGGGAGGTATGTGTACGACCACGGTCCGAACAAATCCGAGAATCTGCTCCTTTTGAACAAGATCTTCAACCATACGAGCATCCAGGTCACTAAGACTTATATAGGCATTACCCAAGACGAGATCGACAAGGTCTACAACTCCATACGGTTCTGAGTGACTGCCTGATGCCTCCTCTCTCCACCCCATACTAAATTGAAGCGTGTTCGCGCACGCCCGTACATCTTCACATTAACTGCCGGGACAAACAACATCCGGCATAAATGATTGCAACAATGAGGAAACACAAACGGGCCGCAAGCACGCCTTATTCTTTTTCGTGCTTACTGTGCCACCGCATGGTTGACCTGAGGGACTACACTTCCATAGGCCACCTCATCTCTGGCATGGCGACCAAGCAGCTCTGTCATGAGTGTGCCTACTGGGAAACTCTGCTGGAAGATGACAACCCAGACATCCAGATAATCGACGGCGAGTGTTTCGGGTGCATTGACAGGAAGGTCTACAAGGTTCACCCCGAGTACCAGCTGCTGAAGACTGATTTCGGCCACAGGTACATTCTCACCACCGACATGAAGCCGAGGGACGTGATAACCGTGAAGCTGTACGGCACGCTGCCGCCAGCTGTCCGCGAGAACCACCCCGACACGGCAGTCGAGGTTCCGCGCCATATATATATTATGGTAAAGAACCGTCCGGGATTCAAATGCTTCAAGAAAGGTTGCTATGACCGATACTCATGCTTGTGGTATACTGCGGAACTTGCCGAACCCGACGGCCCGTGGAACCAGATTCCCGAATGGCATACGCCTGGCTGGGAGGACTGCCCCTCGTACATCAACAAAAGCACGATATATGACAACAGTAATTTTGACTGCACTGCTGGCGGTTCTTGTAGCCGCTAAGGCCCGCAACCTGTACCGGCGGATTGACATCCTGGGAGAGAAGTTGGTGGAAAGCCAAACCCACCTCGCCAAAGCTGTCGGGAAGCTCACCGCTTTCGTCGAAGGGAATCTCGGCCGGAACTGTTCCCAGTCTATAGCCACCAACAACGCGCTGATGTGTATGCTCGGCGTAGCCCAGTACGACATCCTCTTGTTCAAGCAGGAGATGGTCGATAACGAGGACTACGAGGAAGTGGCTGGCGTTATGACCCTACTTGAAAGCGTGCAGAACATGATAACCCTGTACACGCAGTGGAACGAAGAACAAAATAAATAATCTGGGGTTGAAGCCTCTCCTCCAGCCCCTATACATTTATATAATATATATGACAATGCAACCAAACACGACTTTGTACAGTCTGCTCCCTGAACTCATGGGGAAGCCGGCCTGCTTGAGTGTGATGCTGTACTTGCTCGGAAAACGTCAGGAGACGGCGGAGCAAGGCAAGCCAGCGGTGTTCGAGATTAGCGTCCGTAACATCGCTGCCAAGCACTCAATCAATCGGAGAGTGGTCAGCTCCGTTCTTTCAAACTTCGAGGAAATCGGATTCGTAACCATGGACGAGAATATCTGCACATTTCACGGTGACAAATTCGACTCCGTTGTGGCTGCATACTCTGCGCTTGAATCCGAAGAGGAGCGTGAGAAGTATCGCGAAGCGCTGGATGAAGGCGGCTACTCGATGCTGGAAGATTTTGGCTACGTTGATGACTATGCCGTATTAGGTGGTACAAAATCGAATGTCCCTAATTCCAAATTGCACCACCCCAGCACCGAAGAATCCATGAATGGTGGTGCAAAAACGACTACTTCCAACCTCAAATTGCACCACCATGATACGGTAAGTGGCGCAAAAATGACCCACGACTCAATAGGTGGTGTAAAAACGCGCCATGTCCATGTAGGGGGTGGTGCATTTTTACACCAGGCTAAATATGGAATCCATGGGGTGGTGCAAAACTTCATTGCCATGCAGGAGGCTGGTGCAACTGATGTCTGGAAGGAATACCGCGACATCATCACCGAGAAATACTCCAAGAGCGCCTTCCGCGAGACCTTCCGTGAAGTCTTCTCTGAATACTGCAATTCCGCTGAATATGAGGAGTTTGTGTGCGCTGTGTATGGGCTGAACGACCTCGTGAAAACCCCTGAAGATTGCCTCGCGTATAGCTCCTTCCTGGCTGGGGTGCTGTTCAAGGCCGGAGTGCATAAACCCCCCTTAACCCCCCACCCTAAAGAAACAAGAAAGAAAATATATAAAAGAAAGAACCAAGAAAGGGGTAAGAAGGGTATAAAGGGTAATAAGGGTTATACAGGTAGTAAGGGTATAGTAAGTTTACCTGTATGTACCCTAGAAGGAAGTAATATATCCCAAGATATACCCAAAAGGAAACGTAGTGAACGTAGTGAACGGAGTTTTCTTTTGCATAAGGGGGGAAACAAACAAAAACCGATTTTTTTCGCACCCTCCGATGACTGCGATGAGAACCTTCCAGCTTCTGAACTGGATGAACTCCTGGAACCCCAAGTGACCATGCAACTCCCAGCCCAAGACCCGAAGGGGGAGGCATGGAATCCTTCAGCTCCCGAACAGGAACCCAACCCTTCAGCTGAACCCGAAGGACAAGAGCTGGAAACCGAACCTGTAGCCAAGCAGGAACTCCCAGCCGAAGAACAGGAAGAAACCTCCGCTGCCGCCGACTGCAACCCTTCAGCCTGTGAAGAAGCAGAAGAATCTCCCGCCCTCCCGGACGCAAGCGAGGAACAGCTGGGCGAGGACAACTCCCAGCCCGACGAACCTGAAGCCGGGGAGAAGCAGGGTGAAGAGCCGGAGGACAACTCCCAGCGCGAGAAGCGTCCTTGGAACTTCGTCCCCCTCGAGATACCGGAGCTGAACCGCCCTTGGGTGTACAACCGCCCCAGCAAGGACAAGTCGATGTTCTACGACATCCCGGCCGAGAAGGTCAAGCGCATCGTGGAGGACATGGACGTGGCGAAGACGAGGCCGGACTACCTGTTCATCCACGAGTTCTTCGGGCTGATAGCCGACACCCACGGGCCTGAGGACATCTGGGAGAACCACTCAGCCGAGGAAGACGGGGAAGTCACCGTCACGCCCCTCGACGTGGACGGACCTCCGGAGGTTGACTGGTCGAGGATAATCGGCATCTCCCTCACCAGGTCCGAGTTCGACAGCATGGTGGAGATGACCATGAGGCAGGTTGAGGACATCCTGGAGTGCGGCAGGGACGAGCTTGGTCGGGAGATTGAAGGACTGACTAACCAGAGCATCAGCCGCGAGATGATGAGCCTCATCGTGGACTGGCACACCATCAGCATCAACCGGGAGAACGTCTACACGGTCAAGTACAACGGCTTCAAGGACGTGTACAACGAGCGGCCGGGCAAGGACGAGCACCGGGGGGAGACCGACAAGGAGTACGCCTTCAGGAACCGCGAGGCGAACAAGTTCTTTTCCGCAGCCCTGCTCTCCATGGGGTACGACGACGAGGCCAGAGAGAAGCTGACCCCCATGGAGTACGCCGTCAGCGAGTTCCTGTACCGGTTCTTCGACATGGCCGACTACGACTTCTCGCTCACCTGCAAGGAATGGCTGGACACCGGCAAGCCCAAGAACTGGGTGGCCAAGGTGGAATGGCATCAGTTCATCAACGAGGTCCTCAAGGCAGAGGGCATAGAGACCCAGGACTTCCTCGCCGTGATAATCAGCGCGAAGTTCGACGACCGAGAGAACCTGAACCTCGACAACTGGCTGCCCATGTTCAGCGCGGAGGCCATACGCCGCTACAACGCCAAGTTCGGGGAGGAGTCCATAGCGGACGAATGGACCGAGAAGATGAGGGAGCAGGCAAAGGTCAACGAGATCGAAGCCGGCAAGCCCGAGAACCGCGTCAGGTTCCTCATGCGCACCTACGGCGTCGATGAATGGCGCGAATGGTGGAAGGTGGAGGAAGACGGGCCATGGCCAGACGAGGAGCTGGTCCGGGAAGCAGATGCCGAGGTAAGGGCCGAGGAGGAAGCCGCCAAGGCAGGGAAGAAGCCCAAGGCCAAGGAAACCGCACTGAACTCCCAGCCGCCTGAAACGGACGAAGCTGAAGAGGACCAGGCGCCTGAGCCTGAAAACCCCAAGGAGCGAAGGAGCGAGGAGAACAGGCAGCGCAGGAAGGGGTAGGGCATACCTGCCGTCCGGGGGAAGTGGCGCGGAACCGGAACGCGCTAACCCCTCGGCTTCCTGTCGGCCTCAACGTCATAGGGGCTGTCCTCCGCCAGTATTGTCCGGATAAGCTCCCTGACGCGCCCCATGGCTTCGATGGCTTGCTCCTGTGTCCTGAAGTAGTTGCCGGCATAGTAGCGGCGGTCCGAGGTCACGGTGTTCTTCTCCACGTCAGACAGGACTGCCAGCTTGTCGTTCATGAAGAAATACCTCTCGCCCTTCTCCACGCGCATCTTGGCTGGCTCTACCCTATGGAGCTTCTCGTTCCAGGTCTTCCTGTGCTTGGCAAGTTCCGCGTTCAGCCTCCGCCTACAGCTGATGCCGTTCATCGAGAGCTGGTTCCTGCTGCTGTTGTCCATGGGGACGAAGGTGAAGCTGTCAAGGTCGCAGATGCCTCGCTCGTCCATGGAGTATCCGCACTTGCCTGAGTCGTAGAGGAAGTAGCAGTACAGGTCAACAGCCCCTGTCTCCGGGTCGATGCCCTTCACCACTCCCAGCCCTTTCGTTGTGCCGTCGGTGAAGATTACCCGCTCGTTGATGCCGGGGATATGCCGCTTAACCAGCTTGCAAGTCCGGTAGTCGAACTGGAGGCCGTTCAGGCGCATTATCCGCAGGCATTTGGCTTCCGTATCAGCCGAAACTCGTTTTAAGGCCTTCTGATCGACTTTCTTTTCCGAGATGAGCAGTTTATCATCCGAGAACTTTGAGGCGATTACAGAGCGTCTTAGGCCGCAAAAACCGCATATCACGGTCTCGCCATCGTACTCGCAAATGTCTCCGCAGCCAAAACCGTGGTCAAGCCACTCGTTGAACTGGAGTGAAGTGATACCCTCTTTGGGGTCGATAGTGTGGATTAGTTTGACCCTCGTATCGACTTCGATTTCGCATAAGGCGGCGATGCGCTCGTAGTCCTTCTCGGTCTTGAAGGCATGATGCTCCAGGAAGTTTTGAAGCTGAAGGGCGTTCTTGGTTGCCATGGGTAGGTCGGTTGGTCAGACCGCAAAGTTAGCCATTTCCGCTGAAGTGCGTTGCCTCCCTATAGTGAAATTTGGGTCGGAAGGTTTGAAAACGAATCTTAAAAATCGGGTCTCCGGGAAAAATCAGGATTTTGATATAAGCGAATTATGTGGTGGCTGGGAAATTCAATGCTACGGTATCTTGCTGAAGGACAGGGTGTCGCTTAATAGGTATTTAGGGCTTCAGTGGATTTTCGTACTTCATATTTTATACAGGGAGAAGAGACCAGGAAAAGCGTAGAGGCGATGATGCTGGTGGGGGTGGAGGAAATGCTGTTTTGGAGGATGAGAAAACCAGTTTGAAAAATTCGGGCCGACAATACATCGGGTATCCGCAACTCAGCACACACCCTCCCTTGCATTTAATCCGTTGATAGTCAACCGCTTATGATGTTCACTTACTACATTTCTGAATACTTTGCCACTCAAACGGCGGTTAATGTACTTTTGACACGATTTGAACGGCGTTGAACGGATTGGTTTACATTTGCAAATTCTCAATCGTAAACAAAGGCACTCGCAACTGCACACCGCCGCTACTCGCATACGCATACACACACCCACACACGCGCTTACACACACGGGCGTATATGCGAGCGTGTGCGTAACCTTATTGCACTGAATAACCTGCAAATATCCGTTAAATTAACATTTTGCGAAATAGGGGTATTGACAAACATAACTCACTGAAAAGTAATAATATATGCCAATTTCTCAGATTGTCAAATGTATTTATTGCTTAAATATGCATTATTTCCAAGTGGCGTAAAGGTTAAATAGTATATAATCGACAAATATAAACCGCTGTAAATCAATCAAATAATGATTTTAACACTAACGATAACGGCTAATATGTGATATATACCAAATATTAGTGCTAACTTTGCAGCGTCAAAGGTTGACAGACGGATTACGCCGCCGCAATCATTGGCAAACGTTCGTTGACTTATTGAGTACGATACGCAAAGCAACTGCAATGATTGTACAACGTTACGGCGTTGGATAATGCGAGCAAACACCAATCCGTGGGATTAGGTCTAATTCTGCAATGATTGGTTACTAACTTGCATTGTTGCGAGGGCTGCAATAGTAGCGGTTGTGTAGTGTAGTAAATGATATTGGATTATCGGTTACAATCCGTGCTGCAAAGCGTGGGTAATAATCAATGCCAATAGATAGGTTACAATCGTATGCACAAATATTGCCACCACAACGGATAACTAATAGCGTTGTCAGTATTGCGGATAATATACCGACACTCAAAACGCATTGGTTATAAGCGGCAAACAATCCGCGTTTGCTTATTGGGTGCAAATCCCAATCCGTTGACAAACAAACATCAATCAAACAACAAACACTCAAACAACAATCAGTATGGAAAATCTGAAAAAACTCAACGCCGAAATGATAAACGGCGAAATCCTTTGCGGCAAACTTCAGCCGCGTTCATTGGTATTCGTTGGCAATACCGCAAACGGCGTCACAATCTACAACACAACCGCAAAATGTCGTGTTGCAACACCACTTGCGGTGGCAAAGGCAGTGGCAAAAATCGTGTTGTCAGTGGAAAAAGCACGCGCCGCCGCAAACAGCACCGCAAACGCAATCGAAAGTGGCAAAAGAGTATCTAATCCGCTAACAGCGTTATTGCGCTGCCACACCGTCTATTTGACAAACGGCAAAGGCGAAATCATTGAAAACGCCGGTCTGTCAGTCAACGGCAAAACCGAAATCAACGGCAAAGCGCAAACATTGCGCGGCGTATTCAAATTCGCAAAGTCACAACCGGTTTATAAACTCTTTGTGACAGACGGCAAAGAGTTTGGCACCGACGAATTGGAAAACGCGTTGCGCGTGTGGTGTGGTGCTGCAATCGAACAACTTGATTGGTTGGAAAGAGTAGATACCGCAATACTCAACGCCGCAAACACAACCGAAAAGCAAGAAAAAGCGGCGGAAAAAGCGGCAAAAGCACTTGCAAACAGCACCGCCGTAACCGAAAACGTAGCGGTTGCAAGTTAATCAACTGACAGACAGACAACGGCAAATTGATAGGACACGCTACACTCAATAGGGTGTGGTGTGTCCTAACTCTTCGCGTGCGTGCGTATATATGCGCGTGCGTGTAAGCGTTGTGCGTGCGTATGCCGTGTGTGCAACGCGGCGTGTGTGGGGTGCTTGCGTGGCGCGTATACGCTTGCGTGTGTGGCATTATAGAAAACGCACTAAACGCGGGACTAAAAAGATTTTTCCCGGGACAGGTACGCATATCCCCAGGCGGTTTCGCCGCTTGCAGGGGTATGCTGTGTCCTCTCGGATGGCTGGGATTACTGTACACTTTCGCTAACAGTACGTCAATGTACTCCCTGAACGTGTGCAAAGTTACGGATTTCCCAGGGATTAGGCACGACAGGAACGGTTAAAATACCTTTGGTGTGCGCCGGGTTCAAGCCCCCGGTGTGCCTGCTAATCAACAAAAATTTTCAGAACATGGCAACAATAGCAGACATGATGCACGTCAGCGCCAAGCACGGTGCTGTGGAGAACGGGGAATGGATAGTGAAATTCGCGTACCACCTGCGCATAAGCGTGTCTAAGGCACAACGCTTGTACAAGCGTCACGGGAATGGTATGCTCTACGCCCCCGGTGGCAAGATAGTTACGGAAGACACTCCCAGAACGCGGGGACGTTTCTCCGCTTTGTGGGGGGACTACGCGATAGTGTACCCTGACGGCTCGCTCGTATGCCATACACGCCAGCAGGTTGGCAGGGTAACCCGCGCCCGGAAAAAGGCTGAAATCCGCAAGGAACAAGGTCTGCAAAAGCGCGAAGCGGAGCAGCGGAGCGCGGAGCGGAGAACGGAGCAGATATTCCGCGACTGCCAGCAGCGGAGACACCCGAAACGCCAGGGGAGAGCGAACACCCACGCGGATATTGGCAAGTACGTCAACAGGCATAACGTGTGCCTGGCAGACCGTGAGCCTCGTACTGCGTTCACGTTCATCAAGTTCACGGAGAACGCCACAAAGGGTTTGTAATGCCCGAAAACCAGCAAAACTATAACCATCAAAATCAACATCAGCAAACAACAAATCAAAACTATACAGACATGAAAAAGACAAGCGTAATCTGCGCGTTTGCAGCGGTAGCTGCGGGCGCGTTCTTCTTTGGTATGCAATCCCAGAACAGCGAAACACAGGCAGCAATCCAGGCAAACCAGGTGCTAAGAACGCAGCTGGCGAAAGAATATCCCAGCGAGAACTGCCCCTGCCAGAACATGGCCTTCAGCTCGGAGTGCATAGTGGACGCCTGCAAGAACGGAAATGCCTATTGGGTAATCTACGACGACGTGGATGCAGGCATGGAGAACACCCCAATCCGAGTTGACAGCGTGACATACGCCAAGTGCGTGGAGAGCATCCACAACGGCACGGAAATGCTCGGAACGCTGGAGGAGAACCAGCCCGACGTGTACACATTCAAGGAGTACGAATACGAGCGTCTGTACACTTCAGCCGAATAATCCCAGGAACACGAAACCATAACCCCAAAACACAAGAACATGAACAGAACAATGAAAACCGCCGCATCCAAGGCATCAGAACGCATATACGACATCACGGTCGCAATCGGAGCAGCTGTAGGGAAAACACTCCTGTGGCTTTCGCGCCGCGTGTGGAAACGCTACCTCGGCATCGAAACTCCGCTGTACAAGTGGTGGTGGAAGCGGCACTGCGAGTATATGCAGCAGAAACTCGACGACACACACAGCCCTTACCTGACCTCATTCTGAGCGGGGCAAGGGCTGGAGAACGCGATATTTGTCTTCCGTTTTGGGCGTTTGGCAGGGACGGCGCAGCATATTTAACGTATGTTGTGCCGCCCCTTTAACTAACCCCAGCACTGGAGAACGCTATTCGCAAACAACAAAACCAAGAAACAACCTCAAAAACATACCACTTCATGGAAGAATACACCTACAAGCGCACGACCTTCCGTCCGTATCCCGGGGAACCTGCGGAGGAGTGCATGATAATCGACGTGAGCGGAGACGGCTCACACACTTTCAGGTTCAACAAGTTCTACCACATGACAAGCCGGGACACGACCCTCATGACCGAGTTCTGCGACGGCGACTTCAACTCACAGGAGGAACTGGACGTGGATTTCGAGAAGCTCACCCCAGCGGAGGCATACCGTGCTGCCCTGGGACTTCCTATCCAGCAATACTGAAACAAGCAACAACCGACAAACCAAAATAATCAGAAGACATGGAAAAATACGACACAGCCGAATACAAGGGCTACAACATCGACATATACTACGACACCGACCTTGAAAACCCGAGAGACTGGGACAACCTGGGGACGGTATACACGAGACACCGCAACTTCCAGCCAGAGTGCCGCTTCGACGACTATTTCGACGAGGAGGAAGTGTTTGACGACGACCTCGGGAAGCTGTTCCGCGAGACGTTCCTGGAGGAGTACGTCGCCCTGCCTGTCTACGTCTATGAACACGGAGGAATGACAATAAGCACCACCCCCTTCAGCGACCCTTGGGACTCAGGCATGGCAGGCATAATCGCAGTCCCGATGAGTGAAGCGCGTGAGCAGTACGAGGGGACTGACGAGGAGGTGCGAGAGAAAGCGGAGAAACAGCTGCAAGCCGAAATCGAGACCCTTGACCAGTATGTGCGTGGCGAGGTGTACGGCTTCAGAATAACCACACCGCCGGAACGCCTCTTTGACCTGCCGGAAATCGACGACAGTGTGTGGGGCTTCTTTGGCGATTACGGACTGGAGAGCCTTATGGAGTACGCCAAGGACACTATAGACTTCCACCTTGAGAACAGCGAGAAGTATATGCCCAAGCCTGTCAGCGTGAAAATCGTGATGACGCCGGAGCAGTACAAGAGATGCGCTGAAGGCGAGAACCTGAAGGGTATAATCGCACGGAGCATCAAGTCAGCGAACAGTGACGTGCCGGAGTTCAACTTCGTAGGAGCGTAATGTAAAACCAACAAATAGCAACATGATGAACTACAAGAATTTGCCAGTAATACCGGCCTTTCCCGCAGAACCTGGATATGCAGTCCGTTTTGCGGCAACGGCGGAGCAGATGGAGAAGCTGCTGAACACGAAAGAAGTCTACCATAACCATGACCAGGTGACATCACTGGAGGAACTGCCGAGACCGGGCGCACAGGCTGTCCGTCTGGAGGTCGAGGGAGTTTCGCACTGGGTTCCGTGCTGGTGGTGCGAGGGAGCGTCTTCCAAAGTGTTCATTCACCATGCAGGCTGGATGCTCGCCATAAACGACAAGCTGTACAGCTGCTGGCCGACCAATCCCCAGAACACCCTGTACACATTCCGCCTTGTCGGAGCGTCAGACATTCCCGACGGCTTCGAGTTCAGCAAGCAACCGCCACAGCGAATAGGAGTGGCGACCGAGAAGAAGCTCCTTGCGTGGGTTGAATGGCTTGACGCGAGGGAGGCTGCAATCCGGGACTACCTGCAAGCCGGCATCGTCGCGGAGGAGAACCTGATACGCCGTCTGGACGAGTGCGGAGCGGAGTACACTCGGGAAGGTAAGGTGATAACGGTTCTGAACGGACCGCTGAAGATGAGAGTGGAACTCGGGGTGAACAGAATATTCCCGGGCAACCTCCAGCTCAACTACCAGTACCTGTACGAAAAGGCACTGCGAAAAGGAGAGTATCTCGACTTCATGCTCGACAACATTGTGACAATAACACCGAGAAAATAACAGCATTATGAAAACAACGAACACATATCCGCTCTGGAAAGCAATCGACAACCTCGAGCGGAACGAGCTGCGGGCAGCGGTGAAAGCCCACGGCGGAAAGTACGAGTTCGCCGGAGACAGACGGCCGGTGGTGTGCGCCTCGTTCAAGCACGCCGACCACCCGGAGGACTACTGCGTCACCAGCGTATACATCGACAAGGACACCGATGCCCTCGTGATAATGGGCGAGCCGCTGGAGTATTCCTGCGGCGAGGATGTCCTGTACTGCATAGAGTACGGGCATATCGGCTACATAACCGGGTCGATACCGGCAACGGAGGACGTTTCAGACGTTTCCGGAACACCGACGCTCAAGGCGACATTCACTGCCGTTTCGGTAAGCCGCGATGACGTGAAGGCACTCGGGTAC